TTGTCGCGCCATAGAGTAGTAAGTTGTCGCACCATAGTGTACCCTAGCCAATCATTGTAATCGTCTTAGACGCCCATTAAGACCACAACTGGAGATGTTGTCGTTATATTCAATTACCAAATGTTCATAGGGTGCTTTATGTACTATATAAAGAACAGTCGATCACCCAAAAAAAAAATATTTGTTGCGCATGCTCTCTCCCCCCTCCTCTCCTATCTCTAGTCAATATCTCTCCGCTCTCTCTCATGTCGAAGTCCAGGAACTGGTCGCTTACGAGTTTCGATCTCGAGAAGAAGTTCGATCACCAAGACATCAAGTACGTCAAGTGGCAGCTGGAGGAGGCACCCTCTACACGCCGTCGTCATCTCCAGTGTTACGTCCAGATGAAGGAAAGCAAGAAGCTCAGCTGGATGAAGAGCCAGATCGATCCGGCTGGCCACTGGGAGATCATGAAGGGGACGCAGGAGCAGATGATCGCCTACGTCTCGAAGGATACCACCAGAATAGCCGGCCCATGGAGTCAAGGCGAGATCAACCAGCAAGGGAAGAGGACCGACATGGAGAAGATAGTCCAGATCGCCAAGGACGGAGGATCGATCAGACAGATGCTGGACGAGGTTCCTGGGTCGACTTTACGTTACCTTGGGAACGCCGAGAAGGTTATCGAGATCTACCGCGAACACCGGACCGGTCCACCGGAGATAACATGGATCTGGGGTCCCCCAGGGACTGGGAAGACTAGTTCGGTGATCGCTCTATTCGGCGAGGACAACGTCTTCATCAAGGATAATACCAAGTGGTGGCCGAACTACAAGCAGCAAGAGTGCATCCTCCAGGACGAGATCGATCTGGCGCAGTGGGACCGCAACGATCTTCTACGACTCTGGGATCGCTATCAGTATGAAGGACAAACCAAGGGAGGATACGTTAAGATCAATTCTCCTTTTATTTATATTACTAGTGAGGCAGAGCCATTTGGGCTAGACGCAGCGCAGCGCAGAAGGATCAAGAGAATAGTGCATGTAGATGTTATATTAGCAGAGAGAGAGGATCGTGAACGCATGCAGATAGTTAGTGAGGAGGCACCTACTCAGATTATTGAGGAGAAGTATGATGTGATTGACTTAACCGATTAAACATCTACTACGTTCCTGCGATTAAACCAAGTCATGTTATACGTTATCCTAATATCAAAATTAATGGCTTGACCAGGAGCCGCTGAGGTCCCAATCGAATAGAAGAAAAAAGTTGCAATATTCTCATTAGAAGGACCACTCGTAGCAGAAAATTGATTCAAAGGATTCTGCAGAAAAACTTCACGCGTTCTCCCAGTAGGAACCCACGGATACATCCTCTTCGAAATACGATAATTAGAATACCCGCCGGCTCCGCCGCCTCCAGACCGTACAAGAGTACAAATATTCTTAGGATTATCTTCGGCCATAGCCTCAGTCGAAGGAGCAGCACTTGTACCATCCGAATGATATATACCGAGAACTAGAGGATTAAACACAGCCAAAGGAGAAAACCCAGTCACCCGCATCACACACGACGTGACATACCCATACGTATACATGGTGGAATACATATCAAAACCTTTCGGCTGACCACCACCTATGGCATACCTCGGATCATATGGATTATTCGTGCGATAAAAAGTAGAATTAAACGAACCAGGAGAACTAAAAATAACGTTCTCGGAATATACACATTTCGTGAGAAGCCGATCAGGATATAAAAGAGGCATACGACGAATCGACATCTTTTGCTTAGACACACGCTTACGACCACGACGAACCTTCTTAGAAAACTTGCGACGCATAGCACGCTTAGCCCTACGCAACCCACCTCGACGTCGACCTCTACGAGCCATGAGAAGAATGAAATGACAGGAATCAACATATATGTTGAGCTTCTTGAGCGACCAAGAAGGGGAGGGGATTTAGGGAGGGTACCCGGAGGTAGGTACCCGGAAGTGAGTAAGGTAATACTGGTACTTACTCACTTGTAATCACTCGCCTACGGCTCGCGTCATCAACAAAAATATCGGGTAAGCCGTTCGCTAGCGCCTGCGCGCCCGCCAGACCGCGCCTGCCCGCGGCCTGGCTATTGAATGTTGTCGCGCCATAGAGTAGTAAGTTGTCGCACCATAGTGTACCCTAGCCAATCATTGTAATCGTCTTAGACGCCCATTAAGACCACAACTGGAG